GGTATAATACCACGATCTTCCTTTTTTAATGTATACTTTTCGGTAAGAAGATCTGATTCATATTTTGCCTGGTTAAGTAAATCTAATTTTTCTTTCAAAAAATCTATTTCTTTTTCTCTATCTTTTTTTCTCTCTCCTTCTATTTGGTTTATATCAAGTTCAAGTTCATAACTTTTTTTTAAGTTGTCTACATTGTCTTTTGCATCGTTTCTTTTTTGATCATATTCTTCAATCAAAAGTTCTTGTGAGGACAATTCGATTGCTTCTTTTGCGGAGTACCCCATTTGTTCGTATTTTTTTATTATGGCGTTTACTTCGCTTGTGGTGTATCCAATTTGTTTTGCTTGCTCTATTAAAGAATTTGTGAGACTTTCTATACTTTCATTGGTATTATCGATGCTTTTTCTAAAATCTTCTAATATTTCAATGTTGTTTTTTGTTTCATTTAATGCTTCTGTACTTGCATCAGCCGCTTCCTTTGCCGCTTCTTTTTCTTCCTCGAAAGATTTTGTGATTGAATTGACGACCGCCGTAATTCCACCTAAAACAATACTAATGGAGGTTAAAACTAACCCAATTTTAGATGTTGTTAATGTAAGATCAATGGTTTTGAAGAAATTGGTTATTGATGCGATCATTTTTGCTCCGAATACAGTGAATAACGCAGCACTCACGGTGAAAATTGCGTTTCTTAGACCTCCGAACAATTCAATGACATCAAGAACGGTTGAACCGATAGAGACAAGGTCTTTTTTGAAATCCAAAAATCCCTGTTCTTCGGAGACAAGGTTCTGCCATTGCGCGGTAAGCGCAGTCACCTGCGCCGTGTAAGTCTGCATGTATTTTTCATTTTCCGCCTGCGAATACCCCTGTGCATTCTGCGCCGTCTTTGTCGCTTCCATGACGGTATCCATATTTTTCAACAGAGCGATAAAATAGTTTTGACGATAGGTGTTCGCGGTTCCGTACACCTGCTCTTCTGTTTCAAAAATGTCCCCCAACTCGTCGTGCAGTTCTTGTGTCAGACTTTGCATCTCATCGGTGGCAAGCCATTCGTTGAGCAAATTTTCCTGTTCTGCGGACATGCTGTTGATGGATGTCGCAACTTCACGCCAAATATCCAGAATGTCTGCGCCGCCCAGCCTGAAATCTTCCACCGCCTGCGCCGCGCTGTCAGACAATTGTGCAAATACGTCCAGAGAGGACGCCTTACGGGTGTATTGAATCAAAGAGTTCACGGCCGTACCGATGTTTTCGCCGCTTCTGCCCGTGGCTTCGGAAAGCGCGGTCACAAGACCGATGGTTTCTTCCAAAGAAAGGTTGGCGTTCGCCGCGGTAGAACCGGTTCTTTGAAGAGCAGTGAGCAGCTTGTCCGACGAAACGGCGTACTGATCCCCCACTTTGTTCAGCATGTCTACAATGTTCATTAAATCTTCTGCCGTATATCCGAACTGTGTCATAATGGCGATCATGCCCTCGGTTGCCTGTGTCACATCCAATTCGGCCACATTCACGGCGACCAGAGCGGCTTCGGTTGCTTTCAGAGAATCCTCATAATCAAGCCCCGCTTTGGCAAAATTCTGCGTGGCCTGTTGCACACCGTCAAATGCCTGCCCGTAGCTTTGCGCCATGTTGTACAGATCATCTGCAATTTGGCTGTCTGTGGCCGATCCCTCGGGCAGAACACGTTGCAAAGCAATCACGGCGTCCTCTGTTTGTACCAGCGTTTGGTTGAGAGAGGTAAACGCAGATTTTAGAAGATTGACGGCTGTGCTGTACGCCGCCAAGCGAATTTGACTTTTCAGAAACGCTGAATTGCTTTGGATCTGCGCATCGGTGTTCTTTTTTGTTGCGGTTGTCTGTTTTTCCGTTTCGACCGTTGCTTTTTTTCTCGTTTGGTTCAACTTTTCTTCCGATAGATTGGCTTGCGCGGTCGCTTTTCTTGTTTTTTCTTTTTCCCGTGCCAGTTTTTCTTCGGAAATCGCATTTTGATTGTTTGTTTTTGTGACTTCCTGCGCGGCATTTGCAAGCGCCGTATAATTTTTGGTGAGTGCGTTGATCTGTGCGGTCAGATTTTTGTCTGCCTTGACATTGGAAAGGGTATCAGCGATCCCCTTGATCGCGTTTTCCAATGCTTTTAATTCTTTTTGCGCCGGTGCGGCATTGAGATCGACATTTAGAATGATTTTTGCCATTTTGATACTCCTTTTCTTTTGTAGATTTTTGTCGAACAAAAATATGATAATTTTACAAAAAACTATTTACAAACAGATCCAAATATGATATATTGTTCTCACCACATACAACTTTAAATAAAAAAGTATAGGTACATATTAGCTTCGGCAAATGCGTAAGTTGAACTATGTATCTATACATAAAATGGTTGTATGTGGTAATTCAACCAACTTACGTTTTGCAGTGGACGTGACCTTGGTTGCGTCCACATTTTTTATTTCTTATATATGGAGGTCAAAAATATGGAAAATGTTTATCCAATAATTATTATATTGTCTATATTGGCTGATTTACTTTTAGGTGCGATTCCTGCAACAATTGCAAATAGGAAAGGATATGATACTGCTATTTTTTACGTATATGGTATATTTCTTTTTCCACTTTCGTTGATTCATCTTGCGCTTTTGCCAAATAAATATGAGCAGATGGAAAAAGAGAAAATGTATAGAAATATTGAAAAAATAGTTTATAACACAAATACAGCCATGTTAGATAGCGTAGAAGTATATAAAGCTTTAATGAAAAAAGGAATAATTAGCTTGGAAGATTTTGAATCGATACGTAAACAAATATACAGCCATTATTTCACTGAAAACAATCAATCAAACAATAAAATACATGATTAATAGAACAAAGTGGTAACGCAGTCGAGCCATAATTACCGTCTTTGGGACGGTATTGTCCACATTTTTTATTTTGGAGGAATCATAATGAGATGCCCAAATTGTGGATCTGAAGTAAATGACGGAATTGTTTGTTTTAGCTGCGGAGAAAAAATAAATAATTCAAAAAATGAAATACAAAAAAACCACAAAGAAATTAATAATAAAAAAATGTACAAAACATGCGCAAGCAAAATAGGTTTATGGATCTGCGGATCGTTTTTTATTCTTATTGCTGTAGTTTTCTTTTTTTTGGCAGTCAGTGAATATATAAAAGGTATCTTTATATTTGCAGGTGTAGCTGCTTGTATCATCAATGCTATTCTTTTTTTTGCTTTAGGAGATATTGCTCAAAAAGTAACGGAAATACACCAGCATTATCAAAATAAAAACATTTGATCCATACATACAACATTCACTTAAGTGATTGCTGATACCGCTCACAGGAGCGGTATTTTTGCATCATTTTTATTTTGAAATCAAAACGGCAATTCCCAATCATCGTCATCGCTTGTAAAATTACCCTGTGCTTCCAGCATGCTTTCATTTCCAGCAAACACAACATCTTTTCCCTCTGTCTGTAATGTATATGGTTTCATTCCTGTTGCAAAAGAAGAGAGGATACCGCCGTTTTCCATTTCAGATACAAAGCGGTTCCAATAAGGACGCGGCGGTGGATTCCCAGCCAAATCGCCCGTTTGAATGGAAACGATCAGGTTGTCCCCATTGTGTTGATTGCTCCATCTTTCTACCCAGTGTGCTCCTTGCGGTTCGTATGAAAATGTCAGGGTATTGTCTGAGATATTGTAATCGATATATTCTTGTGATTCGATCGGTGCATATTGTCCGGTTCTTCCGATACGTCTCTCATAGACATAAGGCTCATATTTATCGTAAACGTCTTTTGTCACATGTTCTTGCAACTGGTTGACCATTTCATTTCCAACCATTCCAAGAGCTTTTGGTATTTGCTTTTTGATGTTTGTTTCTTCTTCGTTGTAGTCTTTTTCAAGTGTATCTAATCCCTTTATATCAACACGGAAAAATCCCATGTTATCACCCTCTTTATAAAATAAAACACCCGTCCCGCCCGTATCAGAGTGGGACGGGTATTTTTCATACATTGTCAAGACTGAAAACGTCCGTATTGCAGTGCGTCATGCTGTCACATTGACAACGGCAACGGTCGTCAAATTGCCGCCGCTTGATCTGTTGAGCGTCACGGTGATCGTGGTATCGCCCGCTGTCGCACCCTCTACAACACCGTTGGCATCGACCGTTGCGATACTGCTTTGCGCGCTTTGATAGGACAGATCCGTATAAACCGGCTGTACCACAGAACCATCCGGCATGAGGTATTTTACGGGAATTTGTTGTTCTTCACCGACCGTCAGCGCCATCGGACCACCGACAATGACAAGCTGCTGAACCGCCTGTGTTTGGTCGCCGCAAGGAACGTACACATAATATGCAAGGTTGTTCGTATTCGTGCCACACACATCGCATTCCGGCATGTTGTTGACATTTTCCAGCGCACGCCAGTTGTAGGACGTGGTGCTGTTCGTGGTCTGGTTTCCGTCCATCCCCGCGTCGCCCTCCAGCATTGCCAGAGGAACATTAAAATACAGATATCCTTGCAGTGTCCCGGATTCTTTGTTTCCGTTTTGTGCTGCATAAACAGCCCATCTCTGTGAAATGGAAACAACAGAGGGGTTGGCCGCCGCTTTCAGCGGTGCTGACTGCGCCGAGGCCATCTGTGTAAAATAAGTAACCTCATATACCTTTCCGCTTGTTGCGGTAAAATTCTGCACTTCTTTCGTCGTCAGATCAACGCCGTAATTGGTACCGTCTGCGGTTGCAGCGCCTTTTTCGCGCACATAACACCAACCCGTCGTATCGCCGGCGGCCTGGCCGTAGAACAATGCGGGCTGTTGCGTCACCGTCAGCGAGGTACCGGTTGCCGTGATTTCTTCACACACCCGCGCCACTCCGTTATAACTGACTTCGCTGCCGGTCAGAAGCGCACGCTGCGTCAGAGAAAATGCAGCGGATGTATATGTACCGGTCAAACGTGTCGTGTGCGGGATAGACATCACCAAACTTTCATTAAAGCCGGTGATATCGGTCAAATCAAAGGTGTATTCAATTGCGACGTCATTTGCCAAGCGATCATATCCGATCACATCTCCGGTGGTCGGATCATATAACGTCTGATCGACAACACCCATGACAAACATATCTTTGTTTCCGAATGTAAAAGCCATTTTTGTTTCTCCTTTTCTTTGTTTTGTAATTTACGTTTTTTGCTTTACGTTCCCGAATTTTTTTTGTACTTCCTGCATGGACATCGCGCCGATTTGATTTTGTTTCTTGTCAAAGCACCATGACGGAAACGGGTTGCCCTTTTTGAATTTGACAAAACCGGACATTTCCGCTTGCGCATATATCGTGTATCGCTTGTCCCGGTCAATCGCTTGTTTTCTGTTCTCAAATTCCCGGATCGTCCATTGATAAATTTCTTTTTCACGGACGTGCGATAAATAAGCAACGGAAGATACCATTTTTTCCACGTCAAATACAATGTCCGGTTCATTTTGAGCGTAAAATTCTCTTTTTTGTATTCCCGCTTCGATCAAATCCCGATTGGCGCTTTCATCTGGAAGTTCCACGCAATTTTGTCTTGCCATGACAGGACGTATTTTTTTGGAAAATTCATTTGATTTTAAGCATACCCTTTTTCCATTTTGCATGACGATGATTTGATCAATCAAATGGTCTTTGGTCAAAGATACGTTCACGCTTTTTTCCATTTGTTCCGGCGCAATCCGCAACGCCAGTTCAAATAAATATAATACGGTGGAAAGCAACGTCATATGGGTATCTTTTCCGCTGCTTGCATGATCCGTATCCATTTTGAAAATTGCGTTCAAGTAGTCATATGCCATATACTGCACAGGGAGAGCAGATAGGCGGATCGACAAGACATTTTTCATGTTCATAAATTCTTCGTAATGCTCCATGGTCAATGGATACAGCGTTACTCCGCACACCTGGATCGGTTCGTCTCTGCGGATTTTTACGCTGATTTCTTTTTGATGCAGATTCTTTTCCATTCTCATTTTCCTTTCTGCACCTATCTATTCAAACCGATTTTTGATCGGATTGAATCAGTTTACAGTTTTTTGCTTCCGGTGTGTTTTCTTGTTTTCGTGTTTGTGTACAATGATGCTGATGAATACAATATACTTTCAATGCGTTTTCCATTTTCCAGTAATCTTCTTTTTCATTCATCATTTTTTTACACAACAAAAACTTATATTGTTTCATTCTTTCTTGATACCGGCAAATATAACTGCACATACCTTAATATCCCTCCAACAAAATAGATGTTTCTTTCTCCGCTCCATTACATGAAATGTTTATAGTTAGTTGTTGAGATGATGGAGACAAACATTGTATTGTGCATGTTAATGTGTCCTCAGATATGTTTGTATAATATTTGTCGGTACTTGCGCCGGAAAAATTCCAAGAAATGTTGTTTTCCGTGGATGCACCATCTACAAAATAAGCAGCTGACAATGTTACCGTTTGATATTGTGGAATGGAAGTAGGCACATTGCTTGTAAAATCAACATATGGTTCTATGGATGATTGCACAGTCACACCAACCGTACAAAGAAGATTTGGATTTTGGTCAAGCGTAGCCGTGACAAGAGCGCTGCCGGGGGCGACCGGATACAACATGCCGTACGGGTCTACCTCTACAACGCTTTTATCGGCGCTGTCCCATGAAAATGTCACGGGATGTTCTGCACTTGAAAGAATTTCCTCTCCGTTGTGCCAAAAAGAAGCAGTCAATTTTGATGCGTTTAACATGACAAGATTGGTTTTTCCCGTCACTTCGACCGAAAACGATTCTTTTTTTCCTCCTGCAATGCGATTGACCATATCATCCGTCTCGTTTGGTTCTTCCAAGCGAAGTGTGAATGAAAGGAGATGGGAAGAATCAAAGTCTCCTGTGTATTCTTGCGCAAAATTTGAATAACCAGTGATGAAATACGCTTTATCTCCTAAGATCATACGCTTGTTTTCATTTAGTCTTTGCGTGTTTTCATTGTTTTGGCACAACACAGAAAAATATCCGTTCATCAAAACAATATTCAATGGGTTTTCTTGCACACTTGATAGCATTGCAATATTTTGAAAAACCATTGGTTCTGTTACAATATTTCCGTAATAATCATAGGAATTGTATGTAACATTACATCTTGATACAATTGCTGTAGCTTTTGGAATGGACATGTTTGATGGGTTTGTGATAATCCATGTGCTACCCATTGTTTGTACCTTTGCACCAATGGGGAGATAACTAATGTTTTTATCTTTTACCATCAAACATTTATAATCTTCTTGCTTTGCATTGGTCAAAGCTGTTTGTCTTTGTGTATTTACATCGGATAAACGTATTTTTACGGCTTTCCAATCAAAAAAGTTTTCCAAAAGTCCCTGCATTTGAGCAGACATATAATCCGTGGAAAGATATGCACGCTGTTGCATGAATAATTTTGTTCTGTTTGCCAGAAATTGTGTTGCGCGGCTTTCATACTGTATCGGCGCATTGGCGTCTGTTCCAACCATGTCGGAAAAAGATGTTACATTGGAAATATATTGTTCACTCTGATTTTTCGGCATGTTCCGTCACCACCGCCGCACGGTATTCTCCCACATCACCGTCAGGTGTTTTTACCTTTGCTTTTGATTTTGTCACGGTTTTCTTTGCGGTATATTCTTCTTTGGCTTTGGCATATCCCTTTTCATAGGCATCTTCGATGTATTTTTCAAGTTCTTCGTAGGAAAGTGCCACGTATCCTTCCAGATTTTTAATCTCTGTCATTGCTTTCACCCCTTTACACAATTTTGACGTTGTTTTGATTGTTGAACGACGGAGCATTTGCAAACGTCTGAACGTCACGATTGACCGTGGCGGACATCTCAAGCCCGATCACCAATTCATGCCCAACGTTTGTGTCTCCGTCGAATATGGCGCGTGTTCCGCTGTCCGGATGCAGCTGTTTTGCCATTTGAAAGGTACCGATCCCATCCATGCAAACGCCGTGCAGTGATTCGATCAGGGCGGACACAATGGCGCCGGATCGGCTGTACACGTCGGTTTTGGTGTTCAATTCATACCCGTAATAGGTAAACACATCAAAGATCACGGATGCGGCAAACGTGTTGTTTTGTGCGTTTGCAATCGTTCTTCCCATATAACAATAAATTCTTGTTTGTGCATCTGTTTGAGACTGCTTGATGTATTGTTGCGGGAATAACCGATATCCTTTGTCCGTCGGCGGCTCTGTCGGATGTTCCGGGTTGAAAAGCACATCCATTTTTTGTTGTATGGTCGGAAGCGGATCATCTAACGGACGCGACCCGTCATAATACAGATATTTCCACAATCGGCAGCGCGGATAGGAATTGTCATCCGGCGGCGTATAAAGTCCCTGCGGCGCGTCGATCAAATAGTCGCATATCTTCTTTGGAAAATATGCGAATTGATCAAAACCAAAATATGCTTCATGTACTTTGTAATACGGATAATATGGAGAAGTAATGTCTGTCATGTTTCATCAACCTTTTCAACAACTTCTTTTTCATCGTTACTTTCCGGTGCGATCTTTTCCATTGCTTCTTTTATATTTGTATTGTCGACAAGAGACAATAACAGTTTTGATAGTTTGACATATGGATCATTGTATACGGTCAACAAATTCATCACTTCGGTGTTTACTGCTTTTTTGAGTTCTCTGTAATCACTCAGGATATCAAATGCAATACGTTTGGTATCAGGATCAAATTTGAATCGTTCAATCTGATTAACAGGATTCCCGCATGCAATATCATTGTGAATTTCAAATGCATTGTTTTCTGAAATTTTGTCTTTCACATCTGCTTTCAGATAATAATCCACCAACACAAGCAAACATTGTACGTTTTTCATCATGGCATCTTCTACTTTGACAGAAAATCCGTTTTCTTTATCGGTTGGTGCATCTACAACACACATGTTTGCGATTTGTTTTGATAAAATAATCTTCATTTCAACGGGCATATAAGTGTTGGCATTTTTCAGCATATCTTTTGTTACTTCAAACATGTTTTTATCTCCTCTCGGTTTTATCAATGTAGTGATATTATTTTGACAATTTATCGACAATTCTCGTGGCAACTGCGGCCATTTGTGCCCGTGATACAACACGCTGCGGATCTTCGTTGTCCATGATTCCCATTTCGTTTGCCTTTTTCATTCCGTTCTCTGCCGTCTCTGATATGTCCCATGTGTTCCCAAAGCATCCGGCACGGTCAAGAATGACAAGGGTTCTTAAAAACTGATAACTCAACTCCAAGCTGCCCTGATCATTTCCCTGCAAAATTTCGTTGTTGTATAGTTTGTCAATGGTCGGTGTTGCCCATTGCGGTAAATTTGCGTCTATGTATGCCCATTTCACACCGACTTGCTCGAAAAGATCATTGTATTTTTTCTTTAATTCCGTGTTTTCGTTGATCAAAGACTGTACTTGCGATTGTAATGTGTTGAACGCTTGTTTTTCTTCCGCGGTCATCGGTTTGTCCTCCTGTAATCTTTCGTTGACTGTTTGAGCGATCTGTGGAAATTTAGAATATAGATAATATCCGGGACAATCTGTTGATGCAAACATACGATGAGCAGTTAGATTACCGTTTGCATCTCCGGTGAAATTCAATTGTGCAATACCGTTTCTTTTGCAAATGTCAACACACAAATCAATCAATGCGTTATATGCAGCATCACTGACGCGCCACTGACCTCCATTTTCGCAATTTGATACTTCAATGGTAATGGCTTGGTTGTCATTTTCATAATTAGAAGATGTTCCGGCCGTATTGCTTTCCTCTACGACAAGTCCGATTCTTCCGTCATTGCCGATACAGTAATTGGCACTTGCGCCGCGTGAGGGGTTGGAAAAGATATTGCACAACGATTCTACTGACAAAACACCGGCTGCATGATGCGGCGTGATTTTCGTTATTTTGGCAGTACGCTTCCCCCATGTGTTTGACGCCGGTGCCAATTGTGTATAAGTGATCAAAGGACTGTTGGACATCGTATCACCTTTCTTTCTGCGTAAGACTTTTTTGCTTGTCACAATTCGTTTGTAAGTCCGAATGTTTCTGCAATGCTATGTTCCGTTTCCCGATAGGTGTATCTGCACGGAACCGTGTCAACCGCTTCCGAATATTCTGTATTGGTTTCTATTTGCAGAATGGTTTTGCCACGATCCGAAAAATGTCGGATCAGTGTCTGATTGTTCAAAAATTCTGTCCGTATCATTCCGCTTCCTCCTGCATGTAATCGGCATAGACAGACCAGTTTGTCGCCGTCTGATACGCCTGCAAAGAACCTTTTGGCACATACATGATGCAATCGTCTGCAATTCCGCTGAAAACAGAAGTGCTTGCCATGGTCGGCGGCGTGGCTTTTTTGAGGTGATATTCTTTTATGAATCTGCACCCCGAAAAAACAGAGGGTGCAAGTGTTTGCACGGTGGCCGGAATGGTCATTGCAGAAAGAGAGTAGCAATTGTTATATGTTCCGATGCCGATGGAACTCAAACTGGATGGGATCTGAGATTCCAAAAGGGAGTAGCAGTTCATAAATGCTTGTTGCAAACTGGTAATCCCCGGCGGCAGAGGAGCGCTTTTCAGTCGGTAACATCCATTGAAAATTTGCGAATTGAGAGCGCTTAACCCGTCCGGGAAAGATACAACGGTCAGTGAGCTGCAGTTGGAAAACGCATTGGGCGAAATGGATTCCAGATTGCTTGGCAAAACAACACAAGCAAGCGAATAGCAGGCAGAAAATGCCATATTAATCATGGACGTGACGGTATTGGGTATGGTAATGCTTGTAAGAGAGTAACAGTTATAGCACATACCGCCGCCGATGGTTGTGATGCCTGTTCCAAGACGGAGTTCTTTTACCGTATTTCCGTATCCAACCACGTTACCGGAAACAAAGGGTTCCGTGCCGTTTGATCCTAATATCAATTCTCCGCTGTTGACCGTAAACGAAATCACATAGTCTCCCGCTTGCGTATATGTATGCGGATATGCCGCATAGCCGGTACCGGAAGTGGTTTGCACTTCGCTTCCGTCTCCCCAGTCAATTGTCACTCCGCCCGAAACCGTTGACTGGCAATGAACAATGATGCTCGATCTTGCTGTATCATAAATGGTGATATAGGCACGCGTTTTCCCGTCGCTTGTGACGTACATCTGCCCCACGTTCATCTTGAGTCTTTGCGTATAAACTTTGGTTATCAAATCAAGCAGCGTCCAGTTCCATCCCTGTGCAATAAGCCCATCATGGGATGGATTGGGTGGAAGATCCGACGCGTGGTATAAATCATCAAAAGTCCATGAATCTATGAGTGTTCCGTCATAGTCATAAAAATTGATGTCCTTTGGCTGCACAGACTTTGGGACTTGCAGCGTTCCAACAATGGAATTTCCGGCTCGATCATGTGCGGTATATCCCTCTTCCAGATGTTCCGCGCTGACGGTGTCTGCCGTTAAATCAATGAGCGTTTCCCCAGCGTAGATCACCTTTGAGCAGGCCTTTTCGGCCTGCTCAAACGCCATAGACGATGTCGGTGATTTGCTTCTTTTTGTCATGCCGCATCACCCGCGATGGTGACGGTTTTGCCGCCTGCCGCATTGTCTACCTCGACATACGGAATGGCATTGACCGTGACTTGAGACAGATAGTCGGTTCCCTCATCGGGCAGAATAACTTGTTGGCTTGTGGAAGGCGTGACGGTTTTTGCTTGCGCTGTCACATCGCTGGACGGCTCCAAAGTACCGGTGACGCCCAAAATTTCAACGCCTTGTTTGATATTACCAGCGATCAATTTTGCCTGTTCGGTCGCGTTGATCGAAACTTTACCGCTGCCGTCGTGATAACCCTGCGGGATGGTAACCACCTGCGCTGCCGTATCAATGGTCTTTGTGATGCCGCCGTTGTTGGGCATGGTACCGGTCAGCTTTTCTCCTCCTACATAGGCCGTGGCGCCCGCAAGGATTTCGCTCACGGTTGCAGTGGCATCGGTGGAATCTACGTCAAATGAACATGTACCTGTGATCACGGCGCCGCTCTTATCGTGCGCGGTATAGGAAGCAAGAATTTTGTCGGCGGTTACGGTGTCTGCCGTTAAGTCGATCAGAACGGTTCCGCCATAGACGACTTTGTTGATTTTTTGATTGGTTGCCATGTTAATTACCTCCAATAATAATTGTTTTTCCTGATTCGTTGCTTGTTTCGTAAATGGGTATTTCTTCTACGGTTAAATCGTCCGCCATCACCTTTTGTTCGGTTGGCAGCACTTGGTCTGTTACTTTCGGTATCACATGATAGGAGCCTTCATATGTCGGATATACTGACGGTAGCACACCGCTTGTCTGCGGGAATTGCAAGTGTTGGAGCGCAAAATTGTTTTTGTATAGATTTTCCTCGAATCGTCTCATTTCTCCCGCAAGTTGTCGGCGCAGCATCTCTAATCGTTCCGTGTCCGCACGAATTTTGTTCGCACGGTTTTGCTCATAGAACGACTTATCCTCCGCTTTGGATACCATCGTGAGCCAGTCCATGCTAAAGCGTTCCTGCCACACGATTTGAAAACACATGCCCAGAATATTTTGAATTTGAGAAGATAAATTTTGTGCAAACATCCCGTCTTTGTAAAAGTCCATTTCAAGAACGGTACCCTGTGTGATCGGTTGTTCTTCTGTCGCCGGTACTGTCACGCTTCCCGTTTGTGCATCATAAGCTGCATCCACCCGCGTGTTGGTAATATCTCCGGTTTCATCCGTTTGTCGGATGGAACAGCAAAACAATTCATATCCGGTAAAATCTTCTCCGAGATCAATGGTAAAATTGCTTGTTTCTTCATTCGCAACTGTGTATAACGTGCTGTTGTATGTCGGTTCCACAAATTGCGGATGATCTTGTGTCCCGAGTAAATACGTTTGCATTTCTGCCGGCAAGGTAAACAAGCTGATTGCTGGAATCATATATTGCGACATTTTGCGCGCATAGAGCGCCGGGTTCGTGCAAGATAGTTCATTCAAACGCAAATCGTCTACATACGGTGCGCAATATTTTGTGATAACATGCAGCAAAGGCGTCATGATATCACCCCTCTTTGCTTTGGTTCGGCGGTTCTGTCGGAAGTTCCATAATATGATGGAAAGCAGACGTCATCACACCGTTTTTCCCAAGTCCGTGATATGCATTGTATTCTTTTTCCAAAAATTGACGTTCATGGATTGGACAATATCCAAGATCGACCCAGTGTTTATATTGATCAAGAATATCTGCCCTCAATAAACATTGCAAACCAACAGAAAAACATTTCAGACGTTTTCTTCCAACCGTAAATTTTGATGAACAAAAAGCTACGGTTGCACCAAGCAAACATGGAATCCCCCAATTTACAACAATATCAAGTATTTCCACGATTGCTTTCCCCACTTTCTGTTGGTGACTTCTTCATTTGTTTATACACTTGATTGACACCTGTCGCGGCAAGACCGGACACAATACCAACAGCAGCGGATGAAATAACGTCATTAGTCGGAAAATCCGGCATCGCAAACATGCCTACAATACCAAGCACCATACCGATTACGCCGCATAAAACCGGAATCCATTTGTTGTTCAGTTTTGTCGCTTTCAGCGCTTGTGCTGCTAAATAGCAAATAACAGTAATTGCCGCAACCCCTACAATTCCTACATCCATTTTTATTCACCCCTCTTTTTATTTGGATATTTCCTCAGCCATATTTTGTAGTAAGTATTTGAATAGACCATCTTTGTCTGTTTGTTTTGAAATATCATTTAATGTTCTTACCTTTTCCAGAGAAACACGATGATCTCCCTCTTCCGCTGCGGAATAAAACACCTTTGCAACAATTTTTTTGTGTTCTTCACACAACAGTTTGAATGTCGCGCTTAATTCTTCCATTGGCAAGTCTAATAGTTTTTGGTATGTCTTTTCGTTCAATAGTTCGTTTTCTTTGTATGAAACACCAAATCGTGTTCGTTCATCTTCTGTCAATCCATCAATCACAAGCAATTTTCTGCTTTGCAACAGTGAATCTACCACTCGATTCGCTTCGTTCATGAACGCTTTTTTTGGTACTTCAATGATTCCGCAATCTCTTGTAATTCTCCCGAAAATTCCAAGATTCACGGAACAACCGCGCGACATACCGCCAATGTACATGAGTGTTACTTTTTCTTCGGGAATGACTTGAATGGTTGCACAGGATGTTTTTGCAGCACTCGCAGCCAATGCTTCTTGTACCGCTTTCGCAATTGCCTGTTGCAGCTGCTCTTCTGTATACGTCGCTTTTGTTTCTACAGGTTTTCTCTGGGCTGACGTTCTTGTAGATTTTGTTGTTTTTTGCTGCGCCATTTCTCAATCTCCTTTTATATGTCGGATATGGGGGCGGGAGCATGCCGCCCCACATTCCGATGATCATTTAGGCGTTTGTAATTACGCCAACTTTAGATGCAAATACCGTCTTAAAGTCCATCATTGCGCCGGCATTGATATCAATGGTGAAGTCTGCGGTTTCGCTCGGCGTAGCCGTCAACATGATAGGCGAACCCTCATAGTAACCACCATAAATAGGTGCATATCCATAACCGCCTTTTGCAGCGATAAAGATATTATCACCGGTATCAATGGTGCTAACCGTTGTGTTCTGCGTGCCGGGTACAACAACCGGCAATACTTCAATCAGTTGTACGCCGCTTGCGTTCGGCAAAAATCCGCGTCTGAACCATTCTTCTCCCAGTCCATATTGCAAACCAACAATTGCTGCACCGCTTCCATCCGTTGGCAAAATGTTCGACAAAACATTGATCGTACCAAATGCCACCAAATCCTGTCTGCGGACACCGTTGACAGCAGCAACCTTTGTCGTAATGCTGTTCCAGTTTTCAGAGGAATATGTGGAAGCAGTCAAAGCAGTAGGAATATAAGTAGTATTGGTAGCAGCAGATGTGAGTTGGCTCATAAAGATTGCATAAATCTTATTCCACATACCACCCATAATGGCAGCATAGTAGTTGCCCGGATCACCGTTCACAACATCCTGATACCATTTAATTTTTGCTTGACAAGCATACATTTTCGGGTTCAGCGTAATTGTTTTTGCGTACAAATAGTTGTATGATGCGCTTCTGCCGCTGCCCCAAGAGGAATCTTCAAACAGGAATACATCGTTGGAACGTACCGTGATCTCTTTTGTACCACCAAACGGAACAGATTCCCATTGCATCAATCCACCCGTGCTGATATCGTCATATACACGGAACAACAAAGGTTGCAACACATCACGGTCAATGGCAGCCATCGTCGCCAAAAACGTCTGGTCACGGGAAAGAGACAGATCATTTTTTACAATGTTAAAATCGCTCTCCGGTTCCATTCCTTTTGCTTTGTACGCCTGTGCGGCACAGAACAAAAACTTTTTCTCGTTGAACGATCTGGACAAATCACCATATCTGATTCCGTTCAGACGTGATACATATTTTTCAGAACGTGGTGTTTCGTTGATTTTACTGCCGCAGTATTCCGCAGCAATCAATCGACCGGTTGCAACAATTTCTTTTCTCGATAATGTTTGACTGTTCAAAGAGACTTTATATTCTTCTGCGTCTTTTGCATCAAACACTTCACGATTGATAGAGTTCAATTTCAAGCTCATTTTCATTTCTCCTTTCTTTTATTTTTCAAATCAGGTTCCACTGGTCAAAAATCCGGTGATTTTCATGACATAACCTGTTTGACCTGCATATGCACCTTCGGTTACATTCTTTGTTCTCAGCAGGGTTGCTGTCAAACCTTGAATGCCGCTGGGAGATGAATATTTTGTCCATACACCGTTGTTGATGTAGAAATTATCACCAGCGGTCAGAGCAGAACCTGAAATGTTACCGGCACCCCACGTGTATTGTTCGCCGATGATCAATTCGCAAAAATCGCCGCGTACACCGCTGGGGAGTCCAAGACCAAGTGTATTGGCACCCAAGTTGTACTGTAAATCACCGCTGATTACTTTGTTTACATCATATACATCAAGGGCATAGATGCCGGTGTGATCGTATCCGCTACCAGACGTATTGGTTGCTGCGATCATGTACCAAGTATTGCCGTTCAAAATATCAAATGCTTCATATCCTTCCGATGGAATCAGTGCCTTTGGAGTAACTAAGAATCCAGCGGAACAGTCTGCACCGGTGAAGCTCGAATCATAAGTACCGAACATGCCGGCAACATGTTGTGTACTGTTATGGATGCTGTTAGAAACAGTCACCTCAAACATGGTATTAGCCGTAAATGCCATTTTTGTTTCTCCTTTCGTTATCCTAAAATATTTTTAATTGCGCGGGATAGAAAATCTTGATCTTCTCCCTCATTGGATGTGTGATCCATTTCCCAAGAAAATTTCTTTTCTTTGTTTTGGCTGTTACATTTCATCATTTGTTCCATGCAAGTCGCATCCAAATCACGGCATGCAGCCATATCACCGCAAAACTTACCGTTTTCATCAACCATACTTGCATAAGAAGTTAGTTTTTCGTCCGTCAACATGCTTTCACAAATACTTTGATCAAAGATGTTTCCGCATGTTTCACAAATGGACGCAAAACGCGCGTTGACTGCATCTTTTACAGCTTGTTTGCGCTGATTCATTTCTTGTGCTTCAAAAGAAGAAATTCTTTCATTTAGCTGATCTCTTTCGGCTTTCACAGACGAAAGTTGATCATTCAAACTCACATTTGTTTCTTCGATGGACTGAAGAGAAACACATTCCCCGGCTTTTCCATCTTCCGTCAAATGCGAAATGAACACTTCTTCATTTTCGGATAGCAAAACAATTTGATTTTCATTTGCAGACAACACTTTGTAACCATTGTAAATTTGTTCCAATTCTTTTGCGTTCATCTCGTTTTGGCTCACTCCTTTTTCGTTATTTTTTTGCGGATTTTCTGTAAATTGCTCGGCAATGGAAGCAACCTTTAATGTCATTCTTTCACGGTCACTTCGTCCCATAGATGCAAGCAACCGTATATTTGCTTCTGCCACTGCCGGTTGTACATCTTCTCCAAGTATCGTTGTTCCCAAGACTTCGTAATTTTCGTAGACTTCCGTCGTTCCTTCCATGCGCATTTTGGTGATCAATGTTTCGATGCTTACGCTCATTCCTGCAAGTCCCTGTTCTTGCAGCTTTTTCACCAATTCTTGTGCGTACCATTTCCATATATATCCGGTTCCAACGATCCATGTTTTTCCGTCCACGACTTCCATTCGGATATCGTTTTCATCTAAAAAATAACCGACGATCCGCTCTGCCGTGTCATCCATAAAGGATGCTGTCACATTTCCGTTTTCGTCTCTGGTTTCTCGAAAATTGTGACCGTCACCGATTTTGTTACCAACATATGCAACTAAAATCGGCGTCTGCGCAAATAATTTTTTATGCGCTTCCAAGTTTTCATAACGGCTTTTATTTCCCGTTATATCATCATTCAAAAGCCACAATTCAACTTTTCGTCTCCAACGGTTACCGCTTTCCATCACCCGTAAATTTGCGGGTATGGATAAAAGACGGGTTCCGTTGTCCGGGCTTCTGGTTTTATACTTGCTCAATCGTCATATTCCTCGCTTTCCACATCATTTTCTTTTGTGAACGGTTCATGCTTTTCAACCCAATTATCAAACGATGTATAAGATGGTTCTGTGTCCCACATTGCCCATGCTTCCAGTAAAAATGTTCTGTTTTTACTGTTTCTCATCAACAACGTTTCAATAGAACGTGCCATTGCAGATAATTCCGGTACTTCCGTGTCGATTTCAATGATGATATTGTTTAATGAAATATCTGTTTGGTCTATGATTCCAACACATACCTCAAATACACGATCTAAATCGTTCAATTCTTCTGTGAGTTCTCCAATGGGTGGATATTCTACACTCAATCCGTTTTCTGCGAAAATATCTTTGAATGTATCCACTTCGTCCGGCTGTATATGCTCCAATGCATGGATATAATCTGTTAGAGACTTCATTCCGAAACGATACCATGTGATTTCTTTTATCAAAGCAAAAAATCTTTCAGCTTCTCCATATGCTGTCATGACTTCCCGCATTGGTTCACGTAACGGTTTGAATTTTGGATTGTCATAATTGTAATAATCCTTTTTCTTCATCTACTCACCCCTCATCAATTGCTTTTTCCCTTGCATCAATGGTATCTTCCGAATCGGTTTCATCGTCCATGTCAGACGTTGGACGTCCCGTTTTTTCATCTTCACCGCCTGTTTGGGTGTATGAAGTTTGCGGTACTTTCAACAGTTCCAAAATACCTGAATTGTTTACGGTATTCATCATGGAAAACTTATCAAGAATACTATCTCCATCTAAAGCAGACAGGATAAAATATGCGGAAGTATCTCCACGTGCGATTGCTTTCTCTGCATTTTCTCGTATTGTCTGATCATTATAAATAGAACCGAAAAATACAAACGACCAGTCGTATTTGAGATTCAAAGATTCATAAATGGTATTCATCATCCGCTCAAATTGACGATAAATACAATCGCAAAAACGGCTTTCCAAAAGTTTCGCTGCTTCTACTTGTGATGCTTTGATATCTTCGTCGACAGGTATCAATGCAGACAATCCGGCTTTGCTTCCGGCATACCGATTGAAAGAGGAAGATATTTCATTTGCGTTTGCGCTTTCTGCATAATCATGAGATTTTATGTTTTCAACCGGTGCGGTGAAGAACGCTGTTCCTCCCGTATTGTTTTGTCTCATGAGAGCGTTGAAAAATGCTTCGTACAGTGCGCGACCGCCGATGGATAATTTATAACTATCTTCTTTTTCTGTTCCGGTATCAGTAAAATAAGGAATTTCACCTGTGAATATTTTGATCAACGGATTCAAAAGAAGAGAAAGCTGCGCGGCTTCGTAATCCGCTTGTTGAGAGTATGTAAGCATAAGTCCTGATAGAGGACTTGCAATCGCCGGTGAAGTATCGTCAATTTCAAAACACCAAACGCGTTCAACTGGCAAAGAAACATAATAGAACCAACGTCCGTTTTGATAAAAGAGTTTTGGACTTCCTTCTGCATTTGTTTTCAGTGCATTTTCATTGACAAGATATCTTTTATCAGAGCAATAAACAACATGCGGATCATATGACGCGATATGATCTCCGTCTGATATTGGTTTTACTGCTTTTTCAAAATCTTCCAGATACGGTAAAAACAAATCACCATATTGTCTCCAATCTGTACCTGGTTTCAAAAAATACATCATATTAAAGCTGACAGTCCATCCGCTCACGTTATTCCTGCCAATCAGCCAACACCAATCGATTGGTAACTGCTGCAAAAAAGCATATGGTACTTTGTTGTGAGATTTATCTACTTTACAACGTACTTGATATATTACTTTTCCTTCTGTTACCGCTTGACCGGTAATTGTATGCGCAATTGTTTCCGGTCGTATTTCTTTGTTTAGTTTGTCAATTAAAATAGCTTCTCGTTGAAATTCTTTTGATTTTACATCTTCCGAATTTACATAAAGCGGTTTTGTATAGTACCGATAGGATGGTATGTCCGCATATGTTTTCGTGATTTTGAAATATGGATATGCTGTCCACCGCAGCACTTCACTTGTGGAACGTAACGGCTGTTCATTGGAATATGGATTTCTCAGAAAATCTCCAATATCTTCTTTGGAATAGTCGGCGGGTAAAGAAGAAATTGCTTTGATTCTCTCGTTTTGAATTTGAGGCTGATTTGCAAAACCAATTCCTGCATGTGTGAACGCATCAAAGATACCAGCTTGTGGTACGCTGTTTGCATATTGCAGTGCGATTTTATTGAACCGCTCAACCACAGATCCATAACTGTTCGTTTTGTTTTCTTTTTTTTCTTCACGCTTCATGATCTTCTTTCACCCCCTTTGATGCTTTTTGTAGTTCTTCTTCTAACAAATTTACAAAAGAGTTCAAAATATCAGAATATTCTTCTTCTGCTTCTTTCATTGCTTTCCTGTTGATTTCCATTTTGCATGACAGTAACCATGCTCGCTCGTCCGGCGTGATGTTTTTTTCCTTTTCCAAAGGAATTTTTACAAATCCAACAGGCGCTTTTTGATCCGTATAGATCAACATGTATTTACCGTTGTAAAAGCTGTACATGTCATTTGTTCTGCAAAAAGGACCTATGTACAGAGAATATTTTTCCATATTTACCTCCGGCGCAAGGAAAGAAGTTGCGATCTAATGTCTTTAGAAGATGGAACGAATGCTGGTATCAAATCTGTATTTCCATTCGAAAACTTTTGAATTTCTTCTTTCCATGCAGATTCTTTTCTTGCGTGTTCTACTTCCAATGTGTGCTCCAATTTTGATGCAAACCAAACAGCGTATTTCAAAGCTGACCAAGAGTCTCTTTGAATCGACTTTGATACACGAACCTCTTTGTATCCTTTTCCACTTGGTGCAACCATCAAATTCTGTATTTGTTCAGCCAATTCATTTGTTCGGTAATAAGGCTGCAAGATAGAAGCATCTGCATACTCGTCTTTGATACCATGTTGTCTTTTATATTGTTCCAGTCCATCCAAAACATCCGGTGTGAGCATACGTATGTTCCCTTGTTGAAATTCAACACGGATATATCTGATCATGTCCCAATCAGGGTCTCTTGTACCTGTACCGCCGGCTTTGACAGGGTAAATGATAGGCAAAGCGTTTTCTTGCTCTAATTCTCGGCTTTCCAAATGCTGGTAGCAACAAAGTGGGATATTGTCAGCAGATGGTTTTATCAACTCGTTCATGACCTGTTTACCATACTGCCAGGCGTCGATCACGATATATGTCGCACCCGCGCCATCCATTGTGTATCTGAGCCACAGGTTTTTTAGACGCTCTGCCTGTTTTGCTGCATCTTTTGGCGGCGGGTAGTTATCAACAAAAACGATGTCCTTTTTGTATTTGTCTCTTTTTATATTTGATTTCTCATCAATAACTCTGGTAAGCTTTAGAACAACATCCGCGCACTTTGCGTTGTTTGTTCCATCTTCATAGGAAACGTCATGTCCAATGATATAAATGCAGTCTTTGTCACCACAGTGTTTGCTTTCCATCCGTTTTAATGTTCTGCTCTGTGACAAATCTTCATCACTGACCATTGGATTTTCCGCTGTCCCGGTATATGTTGCACACATTTGACGAAGAAAATCTTCTCGTGTCATAGAGTTTTTTAGTTCTTCAACATATGTCTCATCTCGAATGCCAAATAAAACAGACATTTCCCATGAGATATCTGCGCAAAAACCATCTCCAATAGGCGCATATATCATTTTTTTCATGGTGTCCGCACGATATTTGTAACACGCCGGGTTTTGTCTGCGGCTTGCATTGGTAATGTACTTATAATGAGGGGAAAAGAACGTCTTATCTGTCTTTTGATTTACTTTTCGGCTCAAGCGGCATGTCGGTATCACTTTGCTTTCAAAATCTGAAAAATCAAATTTCGGGTCGGTTTCCTGTCCAATTTCTTCACCAACAAGCATGTGACAGTTTCCACCTTGAATGGCACCAATTGCAAGTTCAGAACCAAAATCCGTGTAAATAATAAACGCGTCTTTTGTTTCGCTTCTTACTTTCCACAGTTCTGCCAATGGTGGATAGTTCCGCTCAATTTGACGGAACGCTTTTCGTGCGAGTTCCGCTGCCTGTTTTTGACTGGGTGCATAATAACGAATGACTGTTCCTGGATATAACACACCATCTGTCATGCAAGATAGAATGACATCGTATGTTTTACCAAGTCCTCTGGACGAGGTGATCATCGTTTTTCTGTAATGTGCAAAGGAACGTAAAATCAAACGGGAAGGCAATTCCAATGTAAAATCAGCATTGGGCGATTCAATCAAATCAAGAAAACGGTCTGGAAATGCTCTGAAAAAAGATATCAAATATGCGCCGCCGGTCAAATTTGATTGAAGATAATCAAATCCTTTTTCGGTCTCTATTTTCACCATGCGGCCTTGCTTTTTTGAATATCTATATCCGCTTGCCATTTCTCATCCCTTTTTTCGCGGTTTTCCTTGTTTTTTCTTATCAATCCGTACCGTGCTCAATTGTGCATATCGTTTTGCACGTTTTTCCTCTTCGCTTTCCTCTTTTTCAAATTCCTGCAGTTCGTCTGTTACTTCCATGTATTCCGGTAGCTCATAGACAATTGGTTGATCTGCATTTTTCCGTGCATTGTTGATAATATTCATCTCTAATTGATGCGCTGCATCAAGCGTCTGTTTATATCCTTTTCCGCGCATCACTTTGATTAGTTCGTTCTGCATTTCCGGTATTGATAGAAAATCTCCGTCTTTCATCAGTCCGGATTTTTCAAATGCATCGATCCATGCGTCCGGACGAAAATTCTCAACCTGTTTTTCGTCTTTTTTTCTCATGGCTTCGCTTGCCAATAGATTGTCTACCGCTTTCAATGCGTCCAATGCTTCTTTTGTATTTGACGCCCTTCGTGCTTTGTCTGATACAAGCTGCCATTTTGCAACTTCTTCCAAGGTATAAATCATTTGCTCTGTAATCGTTTGACCACGAAAACCATTGAGACGGCTTTCATACATACGATCTAAGGCATCGTATTCTTCTGAGGTATACCCATCTTCCATACCCCATTTTTCTCTTTGTTCCGGCGTTCCCGGTAATTTACCGATTCGCTCTTGCTCAACGGAAATATAACGCGCAAAATCTGATTCTGACAGATTTTTTCCGAACACGCGCCGAATATCACACACACCGCTGAAAAATGTTTTTTCTGTTTTTCCTCCGAGTTCTCCGTTTTCAAAGAGAATATCTATATACTTTTCCCATCTGTTCCCGTCAAAATTGACAAGATCAATGGGACATAATAATGGATCACATGGAATGTCATAGGCTGCACAACAAATAAAGATTGCAAGATGGCAACCGTTTTCTTCTTCCAGTTTGGAAAAATGTTTGCTTTGACAGTCGATACAAATACCGCATCCGATTGTTTCTTCTTTTTCGGACAATTGTTTTCCGCAAAAGATACAATCATTCATTACATTTTCCCCTTTTTCTTTTGATGCCCAATTATACTACAAAATGTGGTTCAATTAAAAGAGGATATCTACCAAAATGGTCATTTTATACTAAAATTTACAATTTCGTAATATCTTTTTTGTGTAAAATGTTGCATTTTACTTTTTCAAGATATATAATTAGTGCAGTTAATACAACCAAATGGGGGAATTGATATGTTCAAACATTTTACATGGACGGATAGGCTCAAGATAGAAAAAATGTTGAAAGACGGAGAACCAATTAAACAAATCGCAAAAAAATTGCATTTCTCTTTGTCTGCTGTTTACAAGGAAATCAAAAGGGGCAGATATACCCATTTGAACAGTGACTATACAACGGAAGAACGATATTCGCCGGATATCTCTGAACAAAAATACAGGGAACATCTGTCTGCCAAAGGCGCAGATTTGAAAATAGGGAACGATCATAAGTTGGCAAATTTTATTGAGGATAAGATTTGCAATGAAAAATACTCGCCTTCTGCCGTGATCGCAGAAATCAAAGAAAAAGGACTTGTGTTTGATACAACGATCTGTGTAAAAACGATATACAACTACATCGACAAAGGCGTGTTTTTGAAATTGACAAATAAAGATTTACCAATGAAAGGGATACACAAAAGAAAATACAAAAAAATCCGTGCAGCAAAATGCCCGCACGGAGAAAGTATTGAGTTACGACCAAAAGAAATTGATGAAAGAAATACATTTGGACACTGGGAAATGGATTGCGTTGTTGGAAAGAAAAAAACAAAAAAGACGCTCCTTGTATTATCGGAACGTCTCACCAGACAAGAAATTATTATACCGATGAAAGATCATACAGCAGAAAGTGTTGTAAAATCATTGAACGCGCTCGAACGAAAGTTTTCCACATCTTTTCCACAGGTTTTCCACACCATCACTGTGGATAACGGTTCAGAGTTTTCCAACGTTGTGGAAATGGAACAATCCTGTATCAAAAAAGGACATAAAAGAACAAAAATATATTATTGTCATCCATATTGTGCATCTGAAAGAGGAACGAACGAAAATACAAATAAAATCATACGCCGTTTTCTTCCAAAAGGTACGGACTTGAATAAATATTCAAATAAATATATTAAGTATGTGCAGGACTGGATTAACAATTATCCACGAAAGATTCTTGGTTGGAAAACCTCACAATATTTGTTCGATCAACACTTGAAAAAACTGTCTCTTTGCCATTCATAATTTATTTACAAAATTATTTTATCCATAACTATTGCATTTTCCAAATGAAAGTGGTAACATTTATGTAGAAAGGAAAACAACCCAAAATTAACAAAATGTTCTTATATTAAATTTCAAAAGAAAGTGAGGTAACGTAAAACATATGCAATATGAATTTTTGACTTTTGAAGATCGTAAAAAGATTGAAGAATTGTATAACAATGGAACTCGTGTTGCACAAATCGCACAAACGCTTAGTAGATGCGAAAACACAATTTACAACGACTTAAGAAAAGGACTGACGAACAAAATTGGTCAATCTGGTCGCAGAATTTACAACGCACAACAAGCAGAAGAATCAGCAAAAGAAGGAATAAAAAAACGAGGAAGAAAAGCGTAAGAGAGGAATAAAAAATGAACGGTATCAATCAAGCAGCACACGAAATTCACAAGAATGCAATTGAACATGGATGGTGGGAACAAGAAAGAGAGTTTCCGGAAATCGTCGCACTAATCCATTCCGAAGTATCGGAAGCACTGGAAGAATACAGAAACGGACATGCTGCAACTGAAACATATTACAGAAAAGACGGAAAGCCGGAAGGAATCCCATCTGAACTTGCAGATGTAATTATTCGTATCTTTGACTACTGCGGTTACGCTGGTATCGACATTGAAAAGGCAATCAAAGAAAAAGATGAGTTTAACAAGTCCCGACCATACAGACACGGAGGAAAAGTTTGTTGATATGGCTTATCATTGTGTTTTTAATGAAAGCAAAGAATGCAATGGTTGCGGACGTTGTAACGGAGAAGTTGTTTTCTACTGTGATTCTTGCGAAAAAGAAATCTATGATGGAGAAACATGTTACGAAATTTGTGGATATATATACTGCGAGGATTGCATAAATGAATCAGAAATAACTGCACAGCGTGACCATTATTTAGATGATTATGCGGACGAAAAATACGAAGAAATGCGAGATCAAGAGTTATTTTAGTTACATATTTTTTCCTGTGGAAAATGTTGTTGAAAACCTGTGGAAAACTTTAATCAAAATTGATAAAAGCAAATAGTTTTCCACAGGATGATGAGAAAATTAAAAAAATCAACAAAGAGAATAAAAAGAAAAAAGAAAAACAAAGAAAAAGCGGCGCAAAAAGAAAATTAAAGAAAAAAGATAAACAAGAGAAATCCTTTAGTACATCACATTACACCGCGCGGGACGCGCGTGTGTGCGTGTATACGTATGCGCGGTATTATATTAAGAAGCGGGGCGGTTTTCAGATTGAAATTTGAGAATGAGGGGAAGCCATGGGACAGATTGGATTTGAGATATGTCATCGTCCTTTACAACGAAAGGTACACCGTAAACGGAATAGCTGAGAGACTTGGACGTACTGAAAAAGAAGTATATGCAAAAATACGGCAGCTACGAAACAAAAAAAATTTGAACACTCTTGAAAAAAGTGTTTGTGACGATAATTGTTTTGAATGCAAGTATTATGATTGCATTATAAGTGCAGCCGAATGTATGAGACGTGAAAACAAAAACCATAGGAGAGATAAAGAGAGGAAATAGAAATGACTTACAACGAAAAAACAGAAAAATCCATTGTTGAAAAACAGGCAAAACTTTTAGGGGAATGGGTAAAAAAGATGCAAGAAAAAGATAAGAGAATCAAAGAACTTGAGGAAGATGTTGTCTTTTTGAAAAAGGTAATTGCATTGTGCATGAATCAAAGTAAAAACACCGTACAGGCATTAGTACGGCATCAATGGCGAAGTTATCAAAGAATGAGAACCTAACAACTGATGTTCTTCTCCGAATATGCGATGCTCTAAAATGTGATATTTCAGACATAATGGAAGTATCGTTTGCTGGCGAAGATCAATCTGATAACGAAGAAGATGAAAAGGTGTAATCAATAATGGCAAAGAAAAGAACTCTAAACACGTTTCGAGGAAAATTCATATGTGGTGACTGCGAGGCTATTCTAAAGACCATGCCGGACTCAAGCATTGACCTTGTCCTCACCTCACCTCCATATGCAGATAAGCGAGATTATGGTGATGTTGACGGGACAATTCCCCCGGACGAATATGTTGACTGGTTCATTCCAAAAGCAAAAGAAATCTACCGTGTCCTCAAGGAAGACGGCAGTTTCATTTTGAATATAAGCGATAAGGTTGTGGACAACTATCAGCATTTGTATGTTTTTGAACTATTGCTGAAACTGTGTAAGGATGTTGGATTTCATCTTGTCCGAGACTATATTTGGTACAATCCAGCAACTCCTCCCAACGTTTACTCAAGAGGTGGTTATGGGAGGACGAAAAAATCACACGAGTATTGCTTTTGGTTCGCAAAAGGCGATTCTTGGGAATTCAATATGGACCCTATAAGGAAACCATACAGCAAGGATATGCAGAAGTATCTCCAAGGCAAAGGCAAAGGGGATAGAAACCAAAACACCCGTCCAAGCACACATAATTTTGATTGTGAGAAAACCTGGACGGATAATGGTGGCTCCGACCCAGGAACTGTTATTGAAATAGCAAACACAAGCAGCAATGACTATTTCATGAAACTTTGTAAGGAACACGGAATCGGTCATCCCGCAAGATTCCCGGAAAAGCTCGCTGAATTCTTTATTCTATCCGGAAGTGCCGAAGGAGATGTTGTTCTTGACCCGTTTTCCGGTTCCGGCACTACTGCTGCTGTAGCGCAGAGGCTCAACCGTGTATGGATTGGAATTGATGCCAACTCAGACTATTGTAGGCTTGCGGCTCTGCGATTGGAGTATGTAAAAAACTTACGCGAAGAGGACGAGAATGATGCTACAGGAGATAAATAAACACAAATACAGCGTTCGGCAAATCGATGGCGCTGAAGGAATGCTTCTGTTGCCAGACAAATCAATAAAACTCGTTTACGGCTCACCTCCATATCCAAATGCTGAGCGTGAATATGGAGTATGGCGTTCGTCTGAGTATATTGAAAAAATAACACCGTTTCTTGACGCTGCTTGCCGAAAACTCCGTGACGATGGCTTCATCGTGATTAACGTCAAAGCAAACAGAGAAAAATCCACAGCTAAAGTGGCATCAAAACGTTCTTTGGTGATAGAAAAACTCGCGATAGAAATGGAAGAGACATGGGGACTTCATTGTGTTGACATAGAAATTTGGATAAAGGAAAACCCTGCGCCAACGGGACTGCGTGTGGCTTGTCAGGATGCTTATGAACAGAACCTGTGGTTCTCAAAATCTCCAAAATGGAGCATAAACCTTGATGCAATTCGCAGACCATATGAGTCGCATAGTGTTCAGACATACGAATCATACGAGTATAAGCCAAGGTCAAATGGAAACACCTATGTCCGCAAAAACAAAAGAATTGCTCCAAATCCTCTGGGAGCATTACCAAAAAACATTATTAGCGGCGGAGTCTCGGCTCGAATAGATGACCACCCTGCGACACAGCCATTGTATCTGCCGGAGAAATACATCAAGGCCACGACAGAAGAAAATGACTTGGTCGTTGATCCCTGGATGGGAAGCGGCACAACAGGATATGCAGCACTTTCTCTTGGACGCCGTTTAGTATATCGTGAGATCGGAACTGTACCGGAATTTCGGCTTGAAGAAAATATCGGTGGAGAAACAATTATCAAGATGATTCGTATTTGAAGAAAAGGAGAAACAAAATGTCACTTGCATATAACAAAACAATGATATCCGGGAGAATGGTAAATGAACCGGAACTTGTACAAACAGAAAAAGGTAAAATTCTTGCAAGATTTTCAATCGCTGTAAATGAGTATAAAGCAAAAACACAATTTTTCAGCTGCATTGCTTTTGATCGAACAGCTCAATTCATAGAAAAGAACTTCCACAAGGGAGAAGCAATTTTCATTGAAGGTAGAATTGATCAACATACATACGATGATAAAAACGGAGCAAAAAGAACGGCATATACCATCATTGCAAATGAAGCAAAGTTTGTGGAATCAGCTAATGCAAAGACCATAAAAGAATTTGATTCTGAAGATCCATCGTCCGTTGATAGTGAAGATCAATCGTCATATGAGGAAATCGGTGAAAATGATGACTTACCATTCTGATTCTTCTTCTGAAAACATTTATTATCACGATTACAAGAACCATAAAACTTGGTTTGCAGGACGAAAAAGAAGTATTGGCGCAAGCGAAGTAGCCGCTGCAATCGGTCAAAGCAGATTCAAATCTCCGATTGATATTTATGAGGAAAAGGTAAACGGAAATGTTATAGACCTTTCCGGTAATGAAAATGTGGAATATGGAAAAGATGCAGAAGAACCGTTGAGAAAACTATTTTCCATTCGACATAAAAATGAATACCATGTTTTCCACTATCCTTATCGAGTTTATCATAATGACGAACGGAGATATTTGACAGCTACTCTGGATGGTGAATTGATTCGGATTGCAGATGCAAAAAAGGGTGTTTTGGAAATTAAGACAGTAAATGTTTTAAGTACAAATCAGATGAAAGATTGGGGATATGAAAGTATACCACAATACTATTACATACAGATTTTGCAGGAATTGTACGCCACAGGATTTTCATTTGCAATATTATTTGTAGAGTTTCGATATCCTGAAGGAAAAACAGAAACAAGAGAATATTTCATTGATCGGACAGAAGATGTTACATATGACATGGAATATGTTGTGAGCGAAGCAGAGATTTTCTGGAAAGAACATGTATTGAAAAAACAAAAACCAAATATAGAATTGGTGCTTTGATATGGACAACATTGACTTGAAAAATGTTTTGATAACGAAACAGCCTGTCATTCTCAATGATCAGAATTTGGGAAGAATAAAACTTTCAAAAGTAACAGCAATTATATACCGGTCAGATGAAAAAGGAAAAATAAATATATCTGCTGAATGTTTAGATTACAGCGGAAAGTCTTGCATGATTGTAAACCCAAAATATTTGGAGATTGACGATGGAAAATAATATTGAACTTGTAACATCCAATAAAGCGGAATTGATCATTAAAGATGATTTTGATAAACAATTACCGCAGATTTTATCCAACATTGAGATGTTAAAAGAATGGGCACTAAGACGAACTGAAGAAGATCGAGCACTTGTATTGGAAACAGAAAGCGACTTTGAATATGCACGAAGCAGATGCGCTACGATTAACGCACTCATCAGACAAATTGATGACAAAAGAAAAGAAATCAAAAAGAGATATACGGAACCAGTATCAAAATTTGAGAAGTCCGTAAAAGAATTAACGGAAATATTGTCCAAAACAAAAGATGTATTGTGGGATCAAGTAAAAGAAAAAGAAGAAGAAGAAGATACGGAAAAACTTGAAAAATACAAACGATACTACATAAAAAAGATTGGAAGCAATATCTTCTATAGACCTTGGGAAATGGTTGTTGATAAAAAGTGGGCAAACAAAACGGCAAAAGAAAAAAACGTATTGGAAAAACTTGATGATATCGTTTCCAAAACAGAAAAAGACCTACAAACCATTGTTTCAATTCAAAGCAAATATACGATTCCTCTTCTACAAAAATACAGATCAGGTGCTACCATTCAAGATGTTATTTTATACAATCAAGAACTGCTGCAAATGGATGATGAAAATCAAGAATGCGTAAAAGAAGAACAGAATACAGAAGAACAGAATACAGAAGAACAAGTCGAGATCGTTTTCAAAGTGACTTGTAGCAAAAATCAGCTAAAGATACTCAAAGATTTTTTGAAAAACAACAAGATATCATACGGGAGGGCATGACATGGCTGTATCAAATAAACTCGTGCAAAGAGACGGTACGGGAGAACCAAAAACATTTTCAAAATATCTAAGTCAAGAGAAAGTGCAGCAAAGTCTTTTATCTACTCTTGGAAATCAAAAAGCGATGGAGAAATTCACGTCAAGTGTTTTGTCGGCAGTATCTGTTAACAAGGATTTGCAGCAATGTGATTTTGGTAGTGTGGTGAGTGCCGGACTTTTGGCAAATGCATTGGAATTATCCTTGTCTCCTTCTCTTGGGTTTGCTTATCTTGTTCCTTTCAAGGATAACAAGAACAACCGTACAGTAGCAACATTTATTCTTGGATATAGAGGATACATACAGCTTGCGATCAGAAGCGGCTATTATAAAAAGCTAATTGTTATCGATATAAAAGAGGGTGAATTGGTAAAAGCGGATTCAATCAATGAGGAATATGTCTTTTCTCCGATTGAAGATTTTAATGAGCGGGAGAACGCAAAAACCGTTGGATATTATGCAATGTTTGAACATGTAAATGGATTTGTCAAAAAAATGTATTGGTCAAAGGAAAAAATGCTTTCTCATGCTGACAGATACAGCAAAGCATTTTCTTTGAATGGAGACAAATACCACAAACCATATCAAGATTATGTGGAAGGTAAAATTCCATCTACAGAATTATGGAAATATTCGTCTCATTGGTATGTGGATTTTGATGAAATGGCAAAAAAGACAATGATTCGTCAATTGTTATCAAAATGGGGTGTTATGTCTATTTATATGCAAAGAGCATATGACAGCGATACGGATTCTATGACGGAAACAGAATCAGAAAATTTAGAAGATGAGGACGCTTTCGATACATTTTTCGATAACGAAGAACATACAGAGACAGAGAAAGAGGTGGGACAGAGTTGATCATAAAGCAAGTAGACGATTACAAAGATATTGTTGCTTGGGGAACTGGACGTGTATTGAGCCATCAAAAAGGTAATGTCGGCAGATATGTACGTGAGTTTTCAAAAAATGGAATTGTAAAAATAGTATTCCCTCTTGTTGTAAAAGTGATATTTTTCAGAGACCCAAAAGAACCAAAGAACCAAATTTACAAAAACGATATCATTGAAGCTGCATTGTATCTGAAAGAATCAAACAGAGCCATGTATGAATTGGCAAGAACGATACGTGCAAATGAATTGGTTGAATTTTACGGTGTCATGAAATCGTATCAAGAAACAGATGAAGATGGAAATGTCATCATGAGAGAAGAATTGCGTATGGAATCTTATACATTGCCGGAACGTATTGCAATATATATGCTTGGAAACAGACCAACAAAAACAGAGATAAAAGATACGGTTGAATTAAGAAAAGTACGTAAAAAACGGAACAAAACAGAACCAAAAGACGATTATGATTTTTGAGGTGTTATATGGCATTTATGGGAATTGACCCCGGACAAAAAGGCGGGATCGCATACATTGGAGAAGAAACATCTTTTGTTTACCCATTTTCAAAAGAATCTCTACTTGTTGCAGCAGAATATGCAAAGTTACATCCAATCACAATATGCGCATTGGAAACAGTACATGCATTCCCCGGACAAGGTGTTGTGAGTATGTTTAACTTTGGCGTTTCTTATGGATACATACAAGGCGTGCTTGACGCATATAGGATTCCTTTTCACCGAGTATCTCCGCAAAACTGGAAAAAACATTTTGGATTGATTGGAAAGGACAAACAAGCATCCATTGAAAAGGCGCATAAATTGTTCCCGGACATTTCCCTCATATCTTCTAAAAGATGTAAAAAGGAGAGTGACGGCATGGCAGAAGCACTTTTAATCGCAGAATATGCACGTTACGAACAAGAACGATGTTACAGCTGAAACGAGCGGTTATTTTTGTTTCTATCGCTGTTTTTGTACTGTTGAATATCCCGTCAAGAAGCATTATCACACCAAATTTGCAAAGCGATAAACAAACACAAAAAATGCAAGAGGAAGAACCGGAACCACCGATACAAACGGAACCGGTAAAGGAATCAGAATCATTTTCTTCTATTCCAGAACCGGTTCCGGAAATACCAAAAGAACCAGAATACATACCAAACGAAAAAGATGTAGAAATGCTTGCACAAGTTGTTTGGGGAGAGGCAAGAGGAATACCGGATAAAACGCAACAGGCATGTGTGATTTGGTGTGTACTAAACCGTGTAGATCATCCGGCATATCCAAATACGATTGAGGAAGTACTAACACAACCAAACCAATTTCATGGATACGATATGAATTTTCCAGCAACAGAAGAACTAAAAGAACTTGCACGAGATGTTTTGATCAGGTGGAATCGTGAAAAAAACGGTGAGACAGATGTTGGAAGATGCCTACCGAAAGAATATCTGTTTTTTACAGGAGACGGACATCAAAACTATTTCAGAGACGGGAACGGAAATATTTATACGTATTACTTGCCAACGCCTTATTGAATAGGAGGGAAAAAGGAACATGGAAAAGAAGCTGACGCAGAATGAAAAGGTTTTGCATTATATCAAAGAGTTTGGTTCTATCACGCAACTTGACGCTTATCGTGACCTTGCTTGTTTTCGTTTGGCATCCCGTATTTCCGATTTGAAACGTGCCGGATATCCTATCAAAAGCAAATATGAAACAGTGAAAAATCGTTATGGAGAACTTTGTCCGATCAAAAGATACTTTCTTGAAGATGAGGAAACGGCATCATGAAAGCAAAGATACCTTATCAAATATCGAAAACACAGGAAAAAGAACTTGATCGCCTGATAAAAAAACAAATATCTCAAAGTATGGAACGTTTCAGAAAAAATATAGATGCTATCGTTTTGTGGGAACTGCATGAACAATTCGGATTCGGTGTAAAGCGTCTGAGAATGTTTCAAGAGCGGTTTGATGCATCAGTCAAAGAATTGCAGCAACATTATGAGTTGAATGACTTTAATGACCAAGAATATATCTGTTCCGAAAAATTAAAACAGATCGGATATGATATAAACGACGGAAAACATATGCTTGATATACGCGGTTCTCTTAACGGTGAAATTATGAGATGAAAGTCGGAAAAATATTTGAAAATCCGGAACTGTTGGAGGTGAAGTAAATGAAAAACTTTGATTGAATAAAATATGACTGTTGATGAATGGAAATGATATAACAAATTCATTGTGCAAAAAAATTGAAAAGGAGCTATATCGATGAGCAACAAAGAAAAGATAGTGGAAGCTATCATGAGATTAACTATGTGCGCAAGAAGACACTGTTCCATATGTAAATATAATAATCATCAAAATAGTGTTCATTTATCTGATGAGTGCCAAGATAGGATTACTGAAAACATGAATATTCTTGCTGATGAACTGTTTCGTAATTGCAAGGAGGAAAGATAAATGGTTGTTTTGAAAATAAAATATAAAAATAAAAATGGAAAGATTACATTGACAAATGTTGGCGAAGAGGGTTTATCTTTCACCCATCCCGAGGCTGTGGCGCGGCTCAAAGAGTTACAAGGAGAAAAACAAAATCATTGGAGGTAAAGTAAATGAAAACATATATTGGAGAAAAAGTAATTATTAGATCGAATAAGGCAGGAGTATTTTTTGGCACATTATTAGAAAAAGAAGGTGCCGAAGTTAGACTCGGAAATGTAAGACGTATTTGGTATTGGGAGGGTGCAGGCAGTCTGTCACAACTTGCAGTTGACGGATCTTCTTTACCAAATAAGTGTAAATTTACAGTAACAGTACCAGAAATGATTATACTTGAAGTCATTGAAATTATCCCGTGTACTGAAAAAGCGATAAAATCAATTGAGGGTGTACCTGAATGGAAAAGATAAAAGAATTTTTAGAAACGCATACTGGAAAAAATTATGGTTCCGGTTCCGGTTACGGTTCCGGTTACGGTTACGGTTCCGGTTACGGTTACGGTTCCGGTTCCGGTTACGGTTACGGTTCCGGTTACGGTGACGGTGACGGTTCCGGTTCCGGTTCCGGTTCCGGTTCTGGTTCCGGTGAAAGTTTTGGTTCTGGTTCTGGTTACGGTGAAGGTTCCTGTTTCGGTTATAGTGATTTACTATATTTCGGCATTAGTAAGTATAATAGCATGAAAGTCTATATCATTGATGATATACCAACAATAATCACATCAGTGCACAATAATACGGCAAAAGGATATATTGTCAATGATGATTTAACACTAACCAAATGCTATATAGCTAAAGGAAATAATAAATTCGCTCACGGAGATACACTCAAAAAAGCGGTAGAAGATTTGCAAAATAAAATTTTCGCGGAAATGGATGTAGAAGAAACAATAGATATGTTTATAAAAGAGTTTTCAGACACCGAAAAGAAATATCCAGCAAAAGATTTTTATATTTGGCATAATCGATTAACTGGATCTTGTGAAGCTGGAAGAAATCATTTTGTAAAAGAAAACGGTATAGACTTAGACAAAGATATGTTTACTGTAAAAGAGTTTATTGAAATGACAGAAAATTCGTTTGGCGGAAAAATTGTTAAACAGTTAAAACAAAAGCTAGAGATGTTGGAGGAAATATAAATGAAAAGTTGTAAAGATTGCATTTATTTTAATGATTGTTATGAATCAAATCAACATCACACGAAAGTTGAAATCGATGAGTATGAATTATATAAAATTATCATAGAGGTAATGCTATAAAGTATATTTGCAGAGCTGGAAAAAAATCGAAAGAAACGGAAATTGAAGATTTGCAAAAAGCGGTATTCTATCTTAATAGAGAGATTGAAAATCTGTTGTGTAGTAGGTGCAGTAAATGATAACTAAAGGAATGTTTTCTTCTAAAACGGATATGTGGGAAACACCACAAGATTTTTTCAATAAATTAAATAAAGAGTTCAATTTTGATGTTGATGTGTGTGCAACAAAAGAAAATGCTAAGTGTAAAAAGTTTTACACTCCTGAGGAAAACGGTTTACAACAGACTTGGACTGGAACTTGTTGGATGAATCCTCCTTATGGTAGAGAAATCTCAAAGTGGGTAAAAAAGGCATCTGAATCAAAAGCAACTGTGGTTTGTTTATTACCATCTCGTACAGATACAAAGTGGTTTCATGAGTACATATATAACAAAGCTGAAATTCGTTTTATCAAAGGACGATTAAGATTTGGAAATAGTAACAGCAGTGCACCTTTTCCAAGTATGATAGTAATTTTTAGAAACAACTATTTTGATTAAAATATTGGAGATTATATAGATGAAAAAGAAGCTGACGCAAAATGAAAAGGTTTTGAATTATATCAAAGATTATGGGGTAAAGCGCGGCAGTAAAGTCACACGCCCGCCGCAGTCTTGGTGTTATGTCGATGAATTAAGATAAGGAGAATAACAATGATATATGCAGATCATGCGGCAACATCGCCGATTCTTCCATGTGCTCAGAAAGCAATGATGGAATGTATGAAATATGGTGCAAATCCATCGTCTCAGCATTCAATGGGAGTTTGGGCAAAGGAAAAACTGGAAGAAGCAAGAGAAACCGTTGCGAATTGTATCAATGCATCACCGGAAGAAATTATTTTTACATCCGGCGCCACGGAATCTAATAATCTTGCAGCTCATGCAGCAAAGAAATTCTGGATAGACAAAGTGTATGTTTCTTCTTATGAACACAAGTCCATGGAAAAAGCTGCACGTATTCTATCTTTTGAGAATAGACTGCCTTTTACCAAATTGTCATGGAGAGAAATAAACAAACCGTATCTGTTGAATAAAAACATGCACAATTCTTTTGTTTCAATCAATATGGTTGACAGTATTACCGGTTTAATTTCTGATGTTCAAGGATTCATTCATTACTTCTTTGATACAGAAGAATTTATCATACATACTGATGCAACACAAGCTATAGGACATATGAAGATTGATGTGCACAAGCTAAACATAGATATGATGACGTTTTCTTCTCATAAAATAGGAGGACCTCTTGGTGTTGGTGTTCTTTATGTGAGAAAAGGAATTGATATAGAACCTCTTATCTATGGAGGAAATCAAGAAAATGGTTTGAGAAGCGGAACGGAAAATGTACCAGCCATCGTTGGTTTTGCAGCAGCTATGCAAGAAAGATGCAACAACATAGATAAAAATAGAAAAAAAATAAAGAGGCTGCATTCTATCTTTACAAATTCATTGAAAGAAGCAAAACCTGTTGTACAGAATGATTATATCACAAAGAGACATGCTACACCTCATATCATTCCTGTATTTGTACCAAACATAGAGAATGATGCGCTTGTATCTATCTTATCAGACAAATATGGTATCTGTATCTCTGCCGGTTCTGCATGCGATAACAATAACAAAAATAAAAAACATAATTATCCACTCATAACAGAATTTTATTTTAGGCCCGAATATATCACAGACATACCAAATATCAGAAACATCGTTCGTGTTTCATTCTCCCCGGAAAACAAACCTGAAGAAGCACGGCAAATTGCGAAAGCTATCAATGAGATAACAGACAGTTTTTAATTGGAAAGGAGTAAACATGCCAAACTATGATCTGACGAAATACGAACAGGAAACACTGATCCGCTATAACCAAGAAGAAGATGCCGCAATCATTGATACTTGTGATAAAAAATTGATCCGCAAGCTTGATAAACTTTGTGAAAAAATATCGACAATTACCGTTGAAAATCAAAATCAATATGGCAAAACTTATAAACTCCCGAAAAAGTGGATTAAAATATCGACACCTCGACAACTATCTGAGAAAACAAGAAAAGAATTGGCACAAAGAGCAAAGTCTAACTTCGTAAAGTGATTCATTGCTTCGATATCACATAATCCTTGCACTTCACCCTACATGCACAAACAACAAGTTCACCCGCTCACTACGGGTGTTCTTTTTTTATCCAAATCATGCAAGCTATATAAATATAATGCTTTATTTATATAACAATACCTTAATATCCACCCGCACTATACCCGCTCACACCTCAAACATACTATACCAGCAATCTGTAACATAAACCAATCTATCCCCAATTTCACTCGATAACTACTTGCGCTTTTTCTCCATTCTTTAATTACACAACTTGTTATACTACTCTCATTCTCTTTGTGATTTATGTCCATTCTTTTTTTGTTTTTTTTAACCTACTTATGCGGATGGAGGAACAGCTATACGGTTTTCGCTTCTAAAATCCCGTTTCTGGGGTTGAAAAGAACCCCCCACATGATACAAAGTGATACTATAATAATACAATATGGTATCACTTTTCATAGGCTTCCCGCCTTGTCTGCTGCTCACTCCGTCAAACTTTTTTCGAACTTTTTTTGCGCTTCCTCGTGTGTATAACAAAGGCGCAAAACAAAGACATCTACCCATGCATATATATATACACTTTCCTCTTTATATATAAACATAAAGAGCATAAATATATATGTATAGGCTGATACATAAATATTATACACTTTAAGATTATATACAAATATGGCTGAATCATATATATATATGTGCTAACCTCTCCCCTATAGTCCCCTCTCCACGAAAAATCGGGCACGGCGTGGAAAAAAATGTTGCACTGATCAAACAGACAATCCAGAACGACAAAAGAGAACAGACAAACGCCGGACAAGTCGCGGCGTTGTTGCTCTCTTTTATCTCAATATGTTTCGACTGTTTATCATGTTTATATGGAACGGGACAAGATGAAACGGATTGAAATATATATCATGTGATACACGGCGGCGGCGTGTTAAGTGTTGATCATTGCTTTATAGTTTGCGCTTGTGTGTATATGTTTGTGTGATGTTGTCATGCTTGTATTATTGCTTGATGTTGTATTGTGCTATGGCGTGCTGTGTATGGTGTTATGCACTGATGAAACGATAAGCAATCGAAACGACAAAATGTGAACGTGTTCACAAAAAATAAATATATAATTTTGGTACATATGCACTAATATAATGTTGTAATATACTATTATATTATACACAATGCACATAAAAACGCTTGAATATTAACAAATATGAACAACAAAATGCGCTTGAATGTTTGACAAAACATTGTTTTTGTGGTACAATAAACACAACGAAAGGGGGAAAGAAAAATGAAAAGCGAACGGCTGGACCTGGCAAGGTGGACGGACGCGGAAGCGGACGGAACGGAAGAAAGGACGGAAGAAGAATTGACAACAGTAAAACTTGTTATCAATCTTGTTCAAGAATTGGCGAACAAATGCCGATCCATTGAAGAATTTCGGGAAGCTTTGAAAAAAGCCGTCGAGGAAAACGACGAAAAAAATAAAAAAAGATAGCTGATTTTACGTTTGACCTCGTGAATCAGCTATCCGAATCGGGAAATACAAACCACGGCGGGGCGTTCGCTCCCCGCTTGTGGGTATCCCATTTATATTATATAGCAAAGCGAACAAAAAATCAATATGTTTTCAAATATTTGAGGTGAAAAAAATGGAATATAAAATGGATATAGAAAAAACAATAGAAAATCTTTTGATATTAAAGGAAGAGTTAGAAAAACAAAAACAAGAGGAACAAAAACATAAAAAAACAAGTAAAAAACTTTTGCCGCTTTCGGAACGAGTTAAAACGGATGATCTGCACCCATATGGCGGTGGAAATCCAATATCCGAACAATTAAGAGAAGAAGCAAGAAAAACTGGTGAAAGTTGGGATAAACTTGTAGCAAAATATATTAGAAAACATTTACGCGAACGGTTTCCAGAAGTCAAATTTTCAGTAAAAAGCGGCGGCGCAGGTTGGCTTGAAAAAGTACAGATATATATTTTATCAAGTCCATATGATAGAAAACGTGTTTTTGTTGATGCATTTGGAAATCCTGATAAATATGGAAGATGGGAAAACAGTCCGGAACTTGATGCAATCTTGAAATATTGCAATGCTTTACATGATTCTTTTGATGCTGATGATGGCGATTATTATGCAGATTATGGAGCGTTTCATGATTTATACGGTGGAGCGGAAATCGATTCGAAATATTTTTGTACTGAAGTGAAAATTGATAAATAATAAACCGAAACGGGCATCAATGCCCGTCACGTGGGGACAGCCTCCCGCGTCTGATGATGGTAGGCTAACACTTTTTTGTAATATATTGAGGTGATAACATGACTTTGGATGGAATGAAAAAAGCCGCCGCATTGTATGTTGACAACATGCAATCACTGCACCGGTCACAGAATACAATATCAACATATAGCGCGTCTATATCGTCTCTGATACAATGGATGAATGAAAACGGCTACAAAGGCGAACAGGAAGTTACCGGGGAAGTTGTTACAAAGTGGCGAAATTTTTTGCATGACAAAGGAAACGCGCAAAACACCATACTATGGCGAGTTTTGGCAATTCACACGTTTTTTGCATGGTGCGTTCGTCAAAAAATAACGGATGAAAATATTGTTTCTACGGACGATATCCCGCAAATAGAACATCGGGAAATAACTTTACTTGACAGCGATGACATCAACAAACTTTTACATACAATTCCGACAAGAACACATCACAATATTGCTTTGAGAACACGCGCAATCGTGATCATGGCATTACAAACAGGATTGAGAAATTCAGAAATACGGGAATTGACATTGGATGATTTAGATTTTGAAAATGGATGGGTATTGGTCAAACATGGAAAAGGAAACAAAAGAAGAAAAGCGCCTTTTCCGAAATTTGCGCAAGAGTGTGTGAAAGATTATTTGAATAGCGGCATTAGGCCATCTTGGGTAAAATCTTCGGACATTTTATTTGGAAACAACAAAGTCGGATCAAAATGCGATGAAAATGCGTGGCATGCATATACACCGCAGCAGATCAATTTGAGTGTAAAAAGATATGTGAAAAATGTGACCGGGAAAGAAATACACTTGCATACTTTGAGACATTGTGCAACCGCTCTTTGGGACAGCTATGGCGTACCAATCAGAACGATACAAAACGCTTTGGGGCATAAGTCAATCAGAACAACGGAAAACGTTTATTTGTACGTATTGAACAAGAATCAGTCTGCAATGGAAATAAATTCCGCTTTAGAAGATATGAAATAATGATATATAAAAGTCCCCATCATGTAAGATAGGGACTTTTTGAAATTATTTGAAATCAATTTTTTGCCAAACAATTGCATTTCTAAAACCATATGGCGCGGCAACCCAAACAAATTGATTTTCCGTTACACTTGCGCAATCAGAAGAATAAGGAATTGTAAGCTGTGTGGAATCTCCAATCAATTGTACTGTGCAAGTAGTTCCGTTTGGTGCGGTAATTACTTTTGCTTTGTAAATTCTAAAACAATCTTTTGTTTCTTTTTTAATCGTTTCGCGTACAACTTCTTCTATTGATTTTCGGATTTGTTCACTATAATTCATGTTGTACTCTCCGTTTCCGTTTGAGACGATTCATATGTGAAATTAGGAATATCATTGACGGATGTGCATTCAATCGTCATACTTCCTGTTTCTGCGATCGGAAGTGAAAAAGATTGAATGATGTGCCGCTCAATTGGATTTCCCGGCTTGTCTGTCCTTCGTACAGTTACAAGATTATTTTCGGAAAGATGAAACATTTGTGTTGAGGTAATTGAAATGGATTTTTGTAAAACAGTTTTTCGTTTCAACATCCAAGCAGCGACATCAACACATTGCTGCGGGTTCCAATATTCCGCGCGGTTTTCCCGGTATGTTTTTTTACCGATGATATTGACATTTGTATCACTTTTTGGGTCAAAATTTGTTGCTCGTCCGTAAATTTCAGTTTCAGAAAGAGATTCACCGGTTATGATAATATCATTGTATACCTCACTGTCTTTGAATGTTTCGGAAATACTGCATAAATTTTGTTCCAACGGGTCAAATGACCATAGAATCGCACGATTGCTATCATCAATATCATCCTGGGACGGTTCTACACGTAATGTTCCTGTTTGATCATATCCGATCCAACCGGCAAGAATGGTATTGAGTTCCAATAAGACATCGGCAAATGTTCCGCTGTCTGCGCTTCCTACCGTAATATCATACGGAATGTCTGTCATGGGTGCCGTCGTGCCGGAATCATTGATTTGATATGTTTTTCCATTATAATAGCTGGTGAAAACGGGGGCAACATTATCGATCTGTAATTCTGACGGTGCGTTGTTTGAAAAATCAATACGAGACAATTGAAGTATGGATGACATGGCACTAAAAATATTTGTATTTGTAGACGTCCCGGCTCCGTCTGTTGCTGGTATTTGATATGTATTTTCAAGATTACCGAACAAAGAACCGTCCAAGTATGACCACTTGTCTACCAAATTTAGTGTCACGGTGCGTTCTGATGGACTATATACGTTGTTTGGCGCATTGACATAGAAAACACCTTGCGGCAAATAAAAGTCTGTGCCATCGGGCAGAATCAAGCCCATAGAGAGCCTGATCCTTTGCCCAAACCAAATTTTGTTGATACTGTAATCGTATGCGTTGTCAATGTTGGCAAGCGTCACCGTTGCCGTTCTTCTTTTTCCGTTTTGTAGACTTACATTCAATGAACCACTTTGTATGAATGCACGTGAATCATGCAACGTATTGTATCCTCTTTGATAATTATTATCAAGAGAAAATGCCACAGAGTTATCCGGCTGCAAAAATTCAATTTTTGCCAGCTTTTTGAATGGATTTTTTAGAGCGGAAAGATATTCTATATATCTATTTGTCATACTGTTTGTCCCCATCCTTCGTCCGTTGGTAGTTGTATGAGTGCGATACCGTCCGTGCTTCCGATTTCTTCCCAAGGAATAGAAACAGTTACCTGTTGTACCCCATTTTGTGTGTCAACAGTCTGTGTAATTGGTGCACTGATTGATACCATATACAAATTGCCTTTCATATCTTTTAGAAATAGCGGATTTGTTGTGAGGGATGCTGCAAACAATTCATCCATCATTTGTGCGGTATCGTTGTATTGCCCGTTTGCAGCATTGGAAAGAAGCGCTTGCAGTGTTCCGCTTTTGCCGCTTGTTGTTGCCGGCTGCCGATACCGATACGGTGTGAAGTTGTTCAGCCATGACGGCGTATTCCCGTTTGAAACAGAACCGAATTCCATGTTGTTTCCGAATCTCCAAACTTTTTGGACGTGGAACACATTTTCATAAGTTGTATCCGGTGTTGCTTCCATCAAATAAATAGAATGGAATGATTGACATATTGGCTCTGATTCATTTTGAACGGTGTATTGATTGTTTGAAATATATACCATTTTGTATGTATAACTTTCTCCGCTTTTTATACCAAAATCTTTCATCTGAGATGATTTGTTTGCATCAATAGATAACGATAAAAGACTGTTTCCATCGTTTCTATATAAAACTGATGAAGAAGATATACCGGCTTCCAATCCAGCACCACCGGGGAAATTTGTCAAAAACAATGTATTGTCATCTCTGGTTGGTTGAGATGTGGAAGTTGTTGATGGTACATATCCTGTTTCATTTGTAATGAAAATATAACTTGTCGTTGATGTTCCACTAATCGTTATAGATGACAAATTATTCATAGGGAAAGAAACAGTCGATTGATTGGAATTTGATACGTATGATCCGTTTTTATACCAGTAAACATATATTCCTGTGCCGTTTGAATCAGTGATAGATTGTGGCAATGCAAACTTTATTTGATTTGAATTTGTACTATTATAAACATTATAAGATATATTATGAACCCCATTGAATATGCTTATATACAGTCCATACCAAGCATTTCCCATACGTAGAATTTCATTGATATTATAATTATACAATAAAACATTTCCGCTATTTTCTCCATTGTATAACTCAACCATAGCACAGTTATTAGTAATCGTTCCACCAATATACAAAGTTTTTCCATCATCAGAAAATTTTGCAGTATTTATTGATCTTGCAACAATTGGGTCACCGTTGGAATCAAAAAAACCTGTAACATATTCAAAATGATTCCCATCAAACATATATAAAACAGCCGGAGATTCTGCGTTCATTACATACTGAGCAGTAACACAAACACGAGATGCTACATATGGGTCAAATTCTATATTTTCAATAGACAAAGCTCCATTTTGTTGGAAAATAGATATATCAACATTTTCAACGAAATTAGCTTGAAAATATCCTTGCACATACGATACTGTGTAAAACCGCAAATTTGTACCGTTTGAAAAGGATGATAGATATCCTCCAAGCAGAAAACCGGTTTCCAACGGAGATATTTGAACGGCAGTTACTTGATCTCTTAACGTTGTCGTATTTGAATCCGCATAAATTTGTTGTCTTATATTCGGTACCGTAGATTGTGCGAGAACGGTATATATAAATGCACGCTCTGTAAACGTGCCGCCGATGATTAAAAAGGCATTTCCGTCTTTTTGACCAAAACAAGCAGTATTCACCGCACCGTCCAAATTTGAAAATGATTCAATATATGAAAAATTCATTATACCATAAACAAAATACAAACCATATATAGCTGTACTATCTCGTGTGAAATTACCACCTATAAACATATATGTACTGTTATTTTCAGATATATGTATAATATCTAAACATCGTGGCGTTCCTGTAACATCGCCGGATAGGATATTTGCGCTCAAACTGTATGGATTTTCGCTATCTCCTACATACAATTTAGCAATAGAAGTACCAAAATTTCCTATAATAACAAGCATTCTTAAACCGTTAATTTCAAAAAATTTCGCTCCGGTTACAGCTTGCGTGACAAGAGGTTCTCCAACTTGAATTGGTACACCGTTTGGCTGTTCTTTGAAAATCCTTGCACCTGTACTGCTTCCAACAACAATATATCCCTGATTGTCTCTATCAATCACATTTGCTATACCATCGCTTGCAAAGTTTCCAACAAATTCTGTCTGCGGCGGTTCAATATCTTGTAAAATTTCAAAAGTATACGGCGGATCAAATGAAAGATTCCCATTGCTTGTTTGATACCAGCTTACACTTTCATTCGTTCCTAATACCAGTTTTCCATTTACAATATGATTTGCGACTTCGCTTTCCGGGAAAGACGGTATACCATTGATACTCAACGGCGTATCATATGTGATGATTGTGCTTCCGTCACCACCGCATTCCACGTTGAGTGTTGCGCCCTCATTTGAATTTGCATATAACACATTGAATACTTTTGAATCTGTTGCTTGAACGCCGTTCTCTGTTTCTATGGTACAAATAACAGTATAAGTATGTGGAGAATTTTGTTTTCCTGTTTCAAAAGCATTGTAAGACGTAGAAAGAATTTGCGTGTAAATTTCTCCTGTATCTAACACGGTTTTATTTGTATTATTGTCAAGGATTGTCCATTCAACCCAGTTGATCGTATCACCTTGTGCCTGAGAGTATGTTGCTGTAAAAGTCTGAGTGATTGAATCGATTGTAATCGTATTATCACTGATTGTACCAAACGGATCAATGGATAATGTTGGCGCGCTCCGTGTTATAAAAACAGATTCCGAATATTGTACAACATTTTCTCCGACTTCATGACCCCAATATTGGGTAATTTGCATTTTGTATTCGTTCCCATTGGTAAAAGACAAAAGAGAGGAACCGCTCACCGTGTTTAGTGTCCAGTTTGACCATTTTGTATTTTCCGGTTCGTATGTATAAACAACGGGATTTCCTTTTTCATCTGTACCATAGAATGGATTTTGCAAAGAAATTTTACCGGTTGTACCTGCCAATGAAGAATCATCATTGCTATAAAATGTGATACTAAAACCAATCATTGGCGAGTTTCCGTTGACTTGCCATGAAATGGATACCGGATTATTTACATCAATAGTACCTCCGCCGATGCCTGCAAAAGTAGAAGGTGTAATATTGGTTGGTTGAAATAGCGCCATTTGTTTCCCCTTTCTCAATTTCCGTACAGTTTCATATCGTCAAAGATTTTCGTAAGTACTTCTGCCAATTCTTTTGATGCATTTTGTGGTATGTTAACTCCGTTTACAGAGTATGTAGTGTTACCACTATTTGTATTGTATGTTCTTCCATTGTTGAAAGATTGAATATACTGCATGGGATTGACCAGATGGTTTTTCTCGATTTCATATTGTCTCATCAGTTTTTCCACATCAAAATTTCCGATGGTATCTCGGACTTTCGTGAAATCAATCGGAAGCCACGTGCCGTCCTCATTTTTGTTTGCACTGATTGCAGAACCGATTTCATTGAAAATCGCATGTCCATTTGCATCAGTCCAAACACCTAATGCATCATCATATTTTGCCCCTATGATACTTCCAAGAACAATGTTTGCGTCATGCAAGAATTTTTTTCCTTCTTCATCGGAATCGCTCCATTGATTGGAGAAAAATTTCATTAGTTCAATGATTTCTTCATTTGTGGCATCCCCATCTTGTATTTTCTCATAAATCTTTTCTGCCCAATCAACTTGTTCTTGCAATAAATTTGTTTGTTCATCATAAATGGCATCATCATATTCTTTTTGTGCGTTTTCAAGTTCTTCTTTTGCATCTTGTATGTCCTGTGCGTTGCTTTGCCATTCCCATTGACCGGTTGCAGTATTGTACACGCGAACATTTCGCTGCGCCATGGTATCAAGAAGTTTTTTCTGCGCTTCCAAAACCGCTTTTTTCTTTTCCTCAATGTCAAGCTGTTCTTCTTCTTTCCGCTTTGCTTCCTCTCGCAAATTGATTTCTTCTTCGATGGGCTTTGTAGCAGCTTCCAGTGCGCTTTGTAGTGCATCATCTTTCAAACTTTCAATATCCTGCTGGATATTGTACCATTCACTGGATAAGTTGTTGATTTCTTCTTGTTCGGCTCCAATCAAACGCAAATATTCCGCTTGCTGATGCAACAAGTCTTGTACTTTTTGGTACATAGAAATAATTTCATCAATGCTTGCTTGATTTTTCCGTATGGCGATTTCGCTTTCCAGTAATGACCGCTCAGATTCATAATAGTCAATTTGCAGCTGTTGGATTTGCTCCATGTAATCAAGCCAATCCATGGAAAGATCGTTGATTTCTTCTTGGCTTGCGCCGATGGAACGCAGATAATCTGCATACAAATGCAGCACTTCTTGAATTTCACGTATTTTTGCGGTCTGTTCCTGATAGTTTTTGTCCTGTGCTTCCATCAAAGACAGCTCATTTTCCAAATAGGAACGTCTGCTTTCATATTCTTGTTTTCTCAGATCAACGATTGCAGCATCAATATCCAAAAGCTGCCCGCGCAGATTGTTGATTTCCACCTGATCCTCGCCGATTGAAATGAGATAATTCAACTCATCTTGCAATGCAGCTTTGATCTCATATTGTTTTGCAATCTGTTCAGAAATAGGACGATCCTGTTTTTCAAGCAACGAAAGTTCGCTTTGGCGCAGTTCAACGATCTCTTTGAGGTTTTCTAAGTATTTATCGGTTTGGCTTGCGGAACCTCCTGATCCGTTATTTGTAAAGTTAAAATTTATAATTTGTCCGTATGCATCAAGAAATGCTTGCACTCTTTCATCTAATATGTTGTTTAATTCTTCATCACTTAATTTTTCTAATTCTTCATTAGTTAAACTTATCGCAAATGCTGATAACCCAGCCGCATTGGCAATTTTATTAAACTTAGCTATTTTATCATCTGTGCTTAATTCAGTATTATTATAAATTTGTTCTTGAACGAGCAAAGCAGCTAATTGTTCCCTTGTAAGACCGTATATATAGGCTTGACCCAAAAAAGATTCGTAATTATCTACATTTTGTGCAGCCAATTCAGCTTTTGCTTGATTAACAAGCAATGTTGCCGATTCAACGGCATTCAAAACACCTTGTTCTTTAAGTAAAGCCGCAATTACATCCACATTTGATGCAGCCATTGTTTCACTCGATATAGTGTTTTCTATATATGCCATTGTAAGGTCACTTAATGTTTTTTCTACTTCTTGGGATGTGATATCTCCTTTGGCAAGTTCATTTATATAGTTTTCTATATCTGGAATGACTTCGCCGTATTGTTCTCTTATTTTAGAAAGAGTATCATATCCAATAAATCCATTATTTGAAAATTCATTGAATGCGTCCGATGTGACGGATAATTTATCTGATAAATCATCTAATTTTGTTATGACAGTGCTTGCCATACCATCAAATTCTTCTGTTGTTTTAATCCCTTGCGATACGGCATTTGCATATTCCGGGAATAGTCCAGTCAATACAGTAAGATAAGCAGAATATTGTTCATCAGTATATTCTTTATCTATCCACTGTTGTTCTACCTGTTCTTGATAAGCAATGTATTCTTCAATTGTATCAATTGGATTTCCGTTTAATGTTCTATTAAAAAGATATTTATTAACTCGATATTGCATATCGGATAGAGTTTGCTCATCAACAGCAACAGTTATCTGTATGTAACCAGTGTTTCGGATATAGTCGATAATTTCTTCCACATGATCGTATGTTTTGTCTATATTTTGTCCTGTTTCATCTAAGTATGCTAAATATTCAATACCATGTTTATATACATTATCAATATCTTCAAAAAGGACTCTTTCTCCTTTTTCGGTTTTATTTATAATTGAATTATAATCTTCGTAAAATTTATTCCACTTTTCATAAGCATCGCTATCTTCTTTTGGTTGATAAACGACAGTGTCTACGCCAAATCCAATTATTGCATTTTCTGGTATAATACCACGATCTTC